TCAATTATAAAATCATCTTCAGGAGTGTTTGATATATTTTTTGCTGGAAAATATCTTGGCCTGCCCTTTGGCATTGCTATTATAAATCCGCATGCTTCTTTTGGATATTCACTTTTTACATGTTCTCTAAACTTATCTAAAACGTATTCTTTCATCGTACAGCACCAGTTTTAACACCAGCGCCTGGAAAACCTCCAAAAGGTATTTCATCGTCTTCATCTGGAAATCGTTTTTCACAAGCAGTAAATGTTTTAGCACAAACATCGTCTCCTGCGTCGCTTACCGAATTATTATCAATATCAAAGTAGTTTGTTCCAGAGTAACCGCACTCAGTACCACGATATTTCCAAGGACACCCGTTTGATAATACAGAACGAGAAGGAAGTTTAACTCCTTGCACATCATGTGCTGCTGTTAGCTCAAATTGAATATATGTATTTGTTTCGATTGCTTTTCTGTCAATATACCATATTTCATCAGCAAACTCAGCAGTTGCATCTTCTGTAGCTGAATGGTCATAATAGATGCCACCATTATTAACACAAGATACATCAGTATAAGTTGTCCAAGTACCTGCAGAACCATATTTAGTAGAATCTAAACAATCTGATTTACTATAGCTTCCATACCAAGTTTCACCAGCTGCTAAACAAGTTTGTTGAGTAGTATAATTACTATCTGAACAATATGCTCCGCTTTCGCCTGCACAAGTACCTCCAAGAGTATATCCCCAAACATCACAATGTGAATCTAAATACGTGCTAAAAGTTCTTTTTCTTGTTACTTTTGCTCCTACTAAATCATCGTATTGATTGATAGCATTTGATAGTAGTGAAGTAATGTTTGCAAGTGTTAAAGTAGGTCTTGGTATTGAGCCTTTTCCTGAAAATTCAAAACCTTCTGCTTCAATTGGAAAAGGTAAGTATCTGTTTCCTTGCCATAATATTTCATGTAGATGTTCATCGTTACCAGAATGCCATCTAAATATCTGATAGTCACTACCAGCTGAACCAGTAGATAAATCAAGCTCAAATAGTTCAAGTATTGTTCCTGGTTCAAAACTATGAGCATCTGTAATTATATCAGACATTTTATCTCCTATGCTTCAAAAACTCTTCTAAATTTAGCAGTAATTGTTTGTATGCCATTTACTGGATGAGTAGCACTCCATTCGCTACAAATATATTTTTTATATGGATAAATTGTATAGGACTCTCCACTTGCCATAATGTCACTACTTAAGCTTAATTGTGTACCACTATCAACAATTTCTACTGTGGCAGTAGTACTATCTGTAGTATTTGAAACTGTTGCGTTTAAGTAACGATTTGTAAAATAAACATTTGTATCAATTAACTTATCAGTATTTGCAGAAGTAGTTGTACTTGAAATTTCATATCCTGCTGGATACCAGTCAAATGCAGTTACACCACCTTGATCTTCAAAAAACTTTACAATTTTATTTCCTTCGTTTAGTGTACGGTTTGTCCATTTTAAATCCCAACTTTCTTCTTCTGTATTAATACCTGCAGATGTTCTTTGCTCGTAACCATCCCCATACTTAGCAACAAGTACACGAGGCTTTGAATTTATTTTAAGACCTCTATCTGGTGTAATATTTACTTCTGTATTAAAATTTGCCATAATTAATAACTACTTAATAGTCCTCCAGGTCTTTGTTGTTTCACAAGCTCATCTTGAACAATCTGAGAAAGTTGATAACCGAGTTCTTTCATATTACCGCCATCACCTTGTGCTTGAGCATTTCCTTGACCATTTGAATCTACAGAAACGTTTACAGTAACATTATTTACTCCGCCAGTACTACCCATTACAGGAATTGATTTACCATCTGGTAAAGGTACTATTGCTTCATTGTATTTACCTTCTCCAATTACTCCTACATGTGGTTGAGTTGCAACTCCTCCATTTGCGTACATTTTAAAACCGCCTTTTGCAATACCACCATTAGCAAATGGAATCATACTAAATGCTTGACTAATAAAACTTCCGTCTGTAACTTTTCCTAAACCATTTTGAAATCTTAACTCATTTAATATTTCATTCTGTACTTTTAAATCTTCTCTTGCAATCTCTAGTTGAGTTTTAGGAATAATGTCATCAGCAAGTCCTCCAAGGCCTAAAGCATCCATAGCAGAGCCTAAAAGTCCTGTTCTGCCAAATACTCCTTCGCTTACAACTCCTCCAGCAATATCTGCTCCTTGTCTAGTAAGGCTTTTTCCAAGAGTTTCTCTAATATTTGCATTATCAGTACCTTCTACCCAATCGACTACAGCGTCACTAACTGCTGTTTTAAATGAATCAGCAATATTTTTTATGGCATCTTTAAAACTGTCAGTAATATATAAAACTGATTGTCTAGTATACTCGACTGCTTTAGCTAGTGTTTCTGATTCTTCAATTTGAATAAGTTGAGTATCACTAAATAAGCCGCTTGCTTTTTTCATTGCGATTTGATTTAACTCTTTATCTCTTAGTTCTACTGTTTTTCCTAATAATTTTGCTTCAAGTTCTAATTGCGTTGAGTTATCTGCCCTTAAAATTCTTATCTCTCTTTCTTTATTTTCTAATTGTTTTTTAGCTTGTAAGATAGATTCCTCAGACTGCTCTGCTTTCGGAAGAAGCTGCAAAGCTTTTAATTGATAGCTTAAGTTATCTCTTTCTAATTGTAAATTTGATAATTTTAAAGTTTTTTGTATTTCTAACGCTTTTATACTATCTTGGTCTAATAAAGCCAATTTTTGATTATTTCTGATTGTATTTTCTTGTATTGTTATTAATTTTCTTCTACCTTCTTCAGGGTCAAATCCAAAACGTTTAATTGCAGCCTCTCTAACAGTCATAAGTTCTAATTCTGCGTGTATCTGGCTTTTTATCCCCTCAACATCTTTCATTCTGGTTTGTAAATTTTTCTCTAATACAAAAGCTTGTCTATCATTATTTTCTGCCCTTAATTTTGCTATTCTAGTCTCTTCTCTTTCAACTTCTATATTAAAATCTTGTAGCTTTTTTAGCCCAGGAGTAATTGCTCCAAAGTTTTCTAAATACGCTTCTGGTTTTAATTCTTTTGAAACCTTATCCACGGATTTAATAGCATCTTTAAATGCGTCAGCAGACTTATCAAAAGGTGTTTTAACTTTAAAAGATTCATTTAAGTCTTTAATTGCATCTTTAATTTTTTTGGCGCTATCTGCAGCAGCTTGAAGAGTCATATTATATAGCTTTTGTTTTCTAGCATTATCATCTGTTGCAGCTCCAATAAGTTTTATAATATTTAATCTTGCATCACTAGCAGTAGCTGCATCCTCTATAAGCTGTGCCTCTTCTGCTGTTATAGAAATTCCTGCTTTGAGTTTTTCTGCCGTTCTTTCAGATATAATACCTCTAGTAAATAATTCTGATGTTATACTTTCATTAAATTTATATCCAGTTCTTGAGAGTGCACGTATACCATTAGCTATACCCTCTCCTATTCCGTCTTCTACGCCTTGTCCAAATATCGATTTAGTCCAATCATATAGTTTTGCAAATCCATCAGAAAATGTAGCAACATTTAAATCAATCTGTCTTATTGCTTTATTAAAAGAAGTACTTAAACCATCTGCAATATTTGATCTAAACTTTGCAGCTTCTAGAGCTTTTTTAAAGTTTCCTGCTACAAGTACGGGATTTAATTCTACTTTTGTTTCATCAATGGAAGTTAAAGCTTCATTTGTTGCTTGAGAAAAGTCATTAACTGCTTCAGTAGATTTACTAAAAGTTCTACTTAATCCGGAGGCTAAATCTCCTATAAAGGATAGTACTTGTATTACTGCAAAAGCTCTCATTGCAATATTAATAGCTTTACCTAAACCAGAAATTAACTTAGTAACTACTTTTATAGGTTTTTGCAACTTTTCCATACTAGCTATAGCAACCATAGTAAATTTTTCTTTTATGGCTACTCCAGCTCCTTTAAATCCGATAGCTATACGTTTTGAACCTTTTACTACATTATTTTGTGCTGCTTCTACTCTATTCACTTGGTTTTCAAAAGCATCAAGTGTCTGAGAGGTTTGACCCACCATACTACCACTAGGATCTCTACCCTGGCTTATAGCAGTTCTTGCTGATTTTATTGCTTCTCTTGCTGCTTTTATAAATCTGGCTTTTTGTTTAGCAGTTAAAGTACCTGTTTGAGAAAGCCCAAACATTTGCTCTAAAACTGATCCTTCTCTTAGTGCCATCTTTGATGTCATTTTTTTAAGTTTAGACATTTCTCTTACAGAATCTAAAGATTTTTTATTGTATTTTGTTTCTAATGCTGCTAAATCTTTTCGAGACTGTTTTAATACCTCTAACTTCGCTTTCATAGACTCTGGAAGTCCACCAAGTTTTTTACCTATACTCTCTAATGCTGGAAAAATCTTTGTCGCTAAGCTTTTAGCAACTAAAGCAAATATAAGCGCTAAAGCTCCTTGAGATTCTGCTAAAAATTTTGCTACTGGATTAAATACCGCTATTACTCCTTGGGACAGCTCTTTAAGTAAATCAAAAGAAGACGCTCTTAATCTTTCAAACTGATTAGCATCAATGCCCTCTGCAATTGCCCCATATTTTGTTAAACCTTGCTGCTCTACAACTGCTTGTTGTCTTGCTTGTAGTTTTTGAAACTCAGTTAATTCAGCTGCTGTTGTATTTAATGTTTTTGCGTAGTTTCTATAAACATCATCTAGGCGAATAATTAAACCTAATTCGTCAAGAATTTCAGGCTCGCCTTTTACAATACCACGAGTTAATCTGTCAAAAGCATCTGGTAAACTTCTACCTAACGCTGCTGAAGCTCCTTTTGCTACTTTTGCTATATCCTCTAATTGTGTAGTATTAAGACCAGCGGTTGTTGCAAGTGCGGCACCTTGAGAAGCTTCTTGAAAATCAAGCATGTAACCAGTAGCTTCTTGTAATGATTTTGCAATTTGTGATAAATTTTTACCGGTTTGTTGTGCGTATAATTCTTGTCCACGAAGTAAAATAGCAAAATCAGCTGCTCTACTTAATGCTCCATAAGCAGCTGTTAAAGCAAATACACGAGCAGCTACTTCTGCGTAAGCAGGTACAAGTATACCTTGCATACCTTGTGCTTGCTTGGAAAAGTTTTTACTGGCATTAGCGGACATCTGAGAGTTGCCCTTCATATTACGATCAAATTGTCTTGATCCTCTATTTGTCTTTTTTATACCGTCATTAAGATTTTGTAACTCCTTAGTAGCTTTTTTAGCCCCAGTAGTTTTGACGTTAACATTGACATTCTTTTTAATATCAGCCATATTTATTTCCTAACAGAATTTTTTTGTTCTGCTGCTTTGCGCTCTTTAGCGAGTTTATCATTGACTTCTTTAGCATAGTATCCATCTATTTTTTGAACAAACTGTAATACTATTTTTTGCTCTTCTATCTCTAAAAGATTCATAATTTCTTGAATACCCTGCATGAATCTTCCTAAATATGTTCCACCCATTCCTTCCCAGTTTGAAGTCAAATAATTCCATACTTGAAAAGCTTGTTGAATAGTCATAGGAAAAATAATATCATTACTTTCTTGAATTCGTCTATAATAATTATCCCAGTCTACTTTCATACCATTTTCTTCCATTTGTACTAATATATCGAACTCTTTATCAGCATCAAATTGTGTTATATTTTCTTTAAAATGGTTTTTGAGTTTTTCTTCCCAGTACTCTAACTGTTCTTCGTAAAATTTGCAAGGTCATTAACTACCTCGCTTATCCAAGTATCAAATTCGGTTGAGTTTTCCATTAAAGAAACTGCATTTTCTTCTGTATAAGGTAACTCATTTTCAGGATTAATAATTTTATCTTCATCAATAGGTAACATTTGAGATACATATTTTAATTTAAATCCTTTCCATCCTTTGATAATTGATTTTGTATATTCTTGTAAAAAAAGTTTCTCATCTAATTCTTCTATTGGTTGACGAGTCTTTCTATCAAATTTAGTGTTAACAGATTTTTTTCTGATTTTTAATAATTCATCTTTTGATAAATAAGATACTTGAAGTTCAAATCCTTCAAATCCTGGATATTCAATAGATGTTGTTTTGCTTGGTGTAAGTAAGTCTGATAAATTAGAAATACCTGGACTTGCCGTAGCCGTTGTAGTTGTAGTTGTTGTCATTTCTTCCTCTTGTTAAGTTAAAAAAAAGTATGAGGCTCCGAAGAGCCTCATTAGGTTTATACAGAAGTTTCGCCCACGTAAGTGATTGTTGCTTCGTTGTTTGTAGAACCAAATGTTCCTTCTAAACCTGTAAAGTTAATTGTAACACCCATAACATCTGCAGTGTCAATAGCTGGAAGCTCTAAGTGAGCTTTTGCCATATACAAAGTAACTTTTTTAGCTGATGAAGAGCCACCGACTGCTAATGTAATAGCAAACTCGTTAGTAATATCTGGGTCAGCACCATTAATATCAGCAAGGATATCATTGTATAGCGTCTTAGTTTCATTGCTAGACGTATCTAGATACGCTGTTAATGAACCAGAAATTGTACGAGACCCCGTAAAGTGATCTTCTGGGCTATTAATCTTTCCTAACTCTTCTGGAGTAACGTATGTAATGTTATTATTAATAGCAAAGCTACCACCAGTAATTGGGAAAGAGTATGTAACTGAAGAACCTGAAATGTCAGAAGTCATACTAAGCGTACTTAAACGGTTTAGAATGAAATCTGCAGTTGCAGGAGCTGGAACATAATCTGTTCCTGAAGTGTCTGGATAAGTTGCACCAACATCAGTAATTGAGTCTGCGTAACCAGTCCAGTTAATCATAGCAATACCGTCAATATCAAAATCAATAGTTGCTGAATCAACACACATATTTTTTAGTTTATAAGTGATTCCTGGAGACCCAGTATCATCAAAATGAAAATATCCGTGTAGCTTTAAAAGCTGATTCACATTACTTGATTCAAAGTCGACTACCATTCCATTTGAGTCAGATGTAATACCATAAGTACCATCCTCATTAGTATCAAGACCACCAGCTACTAAAGCATTCCACAGAATTTTTTCTACGGCTGTGTGTTGA